AAAGCAGTTACAGCTAACGGAACAACTCTTGCCTACGTATTCTGCCCGGATGACGCTTCGGCTGCCGTTTGGTTTACTCCTGACGCTTCACAGGCTCTTTACAAGGAAAACACACTTGGTCTTACAGGGCAGGGCTTTACAGAAAAGGACACAACTGAAGGCGTTGAGATTTTGAAGATGGCTGACGGTACTCAGGTAGTTCCCCGCAAAGTGATGTACTCTGACGTATTCAATCCGAAAAACGGACAGTACAGATGGCTTCGCTTTGACCCGAACAATCATAAAGCTCTCATTATTCAGAAAGGTGTGACCGTAAACGGTAATGTAAACGGATATGACGTTGTACACGAGTTTGCCGAGGACACTTCTTTTGACCTTGGAACACTCGCAAACGGCGTTAATTACTACGCAGTTCTGACTTATGACGGAAAGAATTTCGGCATGACAGCAAAGACTGCCGCTCGGCTTGCCAAAGGTGATGTAGTTGCAGGACGCTTCCATACAGTGTGTGTTGATTACGGTGACAGCCTTACAATGACAATGCGTGCTTCCCTTGACGCCTTAGTCGCAACAGGCACTACAAAAATGATGGTTAAGCCTTACAGAGAAGAGACTGACCCTGATTTCCACGCTTTTTACGAGAAAGTAATTACAGCGGTGAATAACGCGTCAAACTACAGGGTCATTACCTGTGCACACCCGCTTGCAGGCTACAAGGCAGGAGAAATCATTCCTGAGAGTATTTGGTGCAAGGACTTTTTCCCTGTAAACCTCGTCGATGACGCTGTTGTTTTTGACCAAGACACAGGAAAAGCCATCGACATTTACTTGCAGTCAGGAAAAGGAACTCAGACACGCTCTGCTTACGATAAAACCCATACGGTAAACCGTACTTCTCTGCTTCATTCAATGGATATGGCAGATGTCGGAAAGAAACTGCTCACTGACTGGGAGTTCACTTGTGCAGCCAAAGGCTCTAACGAGACGACCAGTATCAAAGGAAGCTCTGACAAGACTTATGTCGGAGGTCATGTTGACACTGCGGGCCGCCGTATGGTTTCTGCCATTGGCTGCGAGGAAATGTGCGGTTATTTGTGGCAGTGGCTTGACGAGCTTGGCTCTGTCGGTGACAATACGGACGGGTGGACGACTGCTGCTGACAGCGACACTAAGTTCGGGCAGAGCTTTGGATTACCATACGTGCTCCTCGCGGGCGGTCGCTGGTCTGACGGTGTGCACTGTGGTTCGGTTGCTCGTTGTGCGAGTAACTTGCGGTCTTTCGTGCATGGCGGCAACGGTGGGCGCGGTTCGAGCCGTGTGTGTCGCGGGGGCCGCTATTCCGCTTAGGCGTGTGGCGTAGTGGGCGAGTTGACGGCTCACGCCCGCGCAAGCGGGCACGGTAAGGCGGGCGTAGCCCGCCGCTATCAATGGAACGAAAGCAGCATAGGAGGATATATGGCTGATAAGGTTAAGGTATATTTTTGGATTGACAATGGAGTAGCCGTTTACTCGACTTCTCCTGAACGCGCGGAGCTTGAGTACGGCATAAAATCAAAGCCGCTCAAGACTATGGATGCCGAGGAGTTTGCCTCGAAGTACAACGGCATTGTCCGTGCTGAAAACGGCGAGCTTGTGTTCGGCTATTCTGAAGCTGAGATTGCAGAGCAGGAAAAATCAGCGAAGCTCGCTGAGATTGCAGAGCTTAAACAGAAGCTGCGTGACACTGACTACGTGGCCGCTAAAATCGCTGAGGGAAGCGCGACTGCAAAAGAATATGCGGACGTGCTCAAAGAGCGCCAGGCATGGCGCGACCGCATAAACGAATTGGAGGCCTAAATGGACTTCAAGGTAAGCAGGAAAGAAAAGAGATGGCAGCCTGACGGAACAGGCGTTGAGGTGCTCGTCGATAACATATTTGACCTCTATCCTGTTTACGGGAACGCCATCAACAAAAATCTCATTACAGACGTGGAAATTCTTGACGACGCGAGAGAAGAGCTTTTAGACAGAGCCATGTTCGCGGTAGTCAAACAGAAGGGTGCTGACCCCGTGGATATTGATGACGGCAACAGATGGGCACAGGCTATGATAGGGGAGATTTCCTCTGTCTCTGTTTTGGACGACGTATTCAAGTCGGTAGCCGTTGAAGGCACCAGTGTAAGGGTTGCCACGGAGACAGTATCGAACGGAGGCAAGCCCGGCACTGCTTTCGCGGTCGAGCTTGTGGAATAATTTTATCAGGAGGTCGTTATGACAGGACGTACAAAGAAAATGATTTCGGAGCTTGACAGGCGTGCACAGTTCGCGTTCACACGTATGTGTGAACTTTTGGACGAAAGGCTTGGCGAGGAAGGATATTACGTTTTCGAGGGACTTCGCAAGAAAGAAGTCCAGGAAGCGTACTATGCACAGGGCAGGGAGAGCCTGTCGCAGGTAAATGAAAAGAGAGTGAAGGCAGGCCTTTATCTTCTCAGGAGCGAGAAGCAGAACTACAAGATTACTTGGACGCTCAGCTCGAAGCATCTTGAAGGCAAGGCCATGGATATTCTTCCCCTGACTGCCGAAGGAAATCCCACGTGGGACTTGGCTCATTTCAGGGCACAGTTCGAGATTATACGCGACTGCGGACGCGAGGCAGGGCTTGAGTGCGGCGCGGACTGGGAGACTGACAAGCAGGACTGGCCTCACTACCAGCTCAAGGAGGCATAATGCGATGCGGAAAGCTCTTTGTATTCTTGTCATGCTTCTTCCTGTTTTCTGTGTTTCCTGCAAGAGTGCAAAGCTCACCTCAGACGACTTTTGGCCAGACGCAGAACTCATCTCAAGGCAGCGGGAAACAATCGCAGAACAGTCAAGACTTATCGAACAGCTTGGAAGCGAGCTGGGAGACCTTCGACAATCTGTTGAGCGAGCAGGAGAAATCAATTCTGACCTTAGAGCTTGGGCTAGAGAGCACCGAGAAATTGAGGCTAGGGTTGTCTCAGAACTGCGCCGACTTGAGGAACTATGCAGACGAGCTGTCAGCACAGATGTTCAAGCGGGACAGGGCACTGATGGAAGCTCAGATGAACTTAGACCGGGAGGAAGCGAAGTCGAGTAGGCGGCTCAGGCTTCTTCTCCTGACTTGGGGAATTGTCGCAGCTTACGTTGCGCTCAAGGCTATTGTGTGGTATATTAAAAAGAAAGCGGCGGTAATTTAATAGAGGGGATATAACTATGGAGAGTGTCACAGGGATTGTAAACAGTCCCAACTTTCTGTACCTTGCGGGCTTCGTGCTCGTAGCGATTGTCGTTTTGGCTTGGCTTTCCAAGAAAGGCTTTTTCTCGTACAACGGAAAGGGCCTGAAAGTAGGCAGGAGCGAAAACGATGCCCGTATCATGCTGATGCGTCAGGTTGATTTTGTTGGCGCATTTATCCTGTGCAAAGAACAGGAGCTGATGACGGATTTCCACAAGGCCGGAATGCCACCCGATGAAATGCACGTGAAGTACGTTTTCGAGAAAATGCTCGACCAAGTAATGTACTGGCTTTTGGTGAACAACATAAGGCTCGACAGGCAGTACGTTCAGGCGAAAGCGAACGAGAGCCGCATGACAATCAACGCCGCTATCGGCGAGGTCAACAAGCGGCTTTTGGAAATGCCCCAGGTGCAGGAAATAGTGGAACGCATAAGCGTCGAGTACACGGAGGAGCTTCTTTCGGGTCTCGTACAGATAAAGATTGAGGAGGAGAAAAATGCTGGTTAAAAAAGCATCATTCTTGGTAACCAATTCAAGCGGAGTTGAGAGCCGTATCATAGCCGACAAGGCTGAGACAGCAGCTCACGTGTTCGAGAAGGACAGCGACCCCGTTACTCAGGTAGTGCGCGAGCACACCGTACAGGACTACGTGGCTGACGCTGACGTATATTTTCAGACTGAAGTCGCTCCGGCAGGAGCTGTCGCAGCAGGCTGCTTGGCTTTCCCTCAGGGACAGTTTCATAGGACAGCAGGCGACAAAGTTATTTTCGCCGCTCATGCGGCAACAGGCTGGAAACTCGACGGCTGGTACAGGAACAGTGAGAAGCTCACTGAGGACAGCGAGGCTGAAATTGCAATCGCGCCTATCGCTGTAGGTGAGAATGTTCCTGCAATCTACAAGGCATTGTTTGTGCCTGAAGGAGAATAATGAGAGTGACATCAGTCTCTGACCTAACGCAGACTTATAAATGTCAAACTCTCCTTTAATGAAAAAGCCCTGAGCAATCCTCAGGGCTTTTCTTATTCTGTTTCCGGCTCCTCCTCTAATTCTTTTTCCTGCTCCCTGTCAAACAGGCTCAGGATGACAACTCCGGCTGCCACGGACATCAGGCACAGCGCAAACATAACCGTGATAACCGCATCAACTACCTCAATCATACAGCCTCTCATCCCCGTAAATGCAGTGATAGATTGTAGGCTTGAGCAGCTTAATCAGGGAGAAACCTTTTCCGATTTTGTCAGGCCATACAAGACAATACCCCGGAAGCGGAGGCATGAGCGGCACGCAATCATTCACGTGCTGATACTGATGCACAACGCCTGTGCAAGACTTAACATAGTCTTTTGTTTTCTTTCCCCAAAGAGGTTTCGGGGCACCGAAAGTCGTGACAGCGGCTTTTCTTCCTGTCCTGTAGTGGAAGTCCTCGGCGGCAAGCAGGGAAATAGCTCCGCCGTAGCTCCAACCGCAGATATGGGGAGTGTACTCTTTGTGCTCGTCGCAGGCCTGAATGAACATTTTCATAACCTCGTCGTTGCAGCTCTTCCAAGCATCCCCCCAGCCGCAGGCACAGCGCATTACGCTTTCCTGCTTCTTGTAAATCTTCACAGGGAAGCGGAGATTGTTAATCCAGTCACGACGACCGTTGCTTTCCTCAAATACAAGATAAACGGTTTTGTCATTGTCGTGAACGATTACCGCCCAGTCCACATGGTCTCCTGACGTTGTGAAATGGGTTTCTTTGATGAAATTAAACATTTCCCAAGGCTTCATTTTTAATCCTCCAATTTGCCGACTACTCTCAGGCGGTCAAGCCACCTGCTCATCTTGCTTTCATAATCGCACGGAGTAAACTCCTCGTCAAGCAGATAAAGACAGCATTTTACATCTCCTGCTTCCTCACGGAGCATACTAAGAGCCTCATTCTCTGTCACAGGTGTAGGGTTGTCGCCGCGAAGCTGACGAGCGCGTTTAAGCGCGGCTTTAGAAAGCTCAGCGCACTCCTCAGCAAGTTGCTCATAAATTGCCGCCTTCGGTAAACCGTCCAAGAGCTTCTGTTTCATTTCTATCTTATCACGAACCTCTTTCAGGCAGCACGTGCTCATTCCTCAACCTCCGTAAACTTGTCCTCACCCATCTCTGTGTGGAAGTTCACTTTCAGATACCCGCTGGCGTTGATAGTATCAACAGCAATCGCACGCACGCCGTAAAGAAGCACAGCAGCGGCAGGAAAAGCGCACAGGCGATAAAAAGCGTTCTTAGCACCTTCGTTGCCTGCTTCCTTAGCCTTGCGGGTAAGAACCTCGCAGAAGATGTAGTCCGTTCCGTCAACATTACAGATGTAGCTCCCGGCGTCATAAATATCACACACATATCTTTTTGCGGTAGATTTCCTGTGTGAGTGCTGAAATCTCCTAGTGTCTACACCTGCCCTTACAGGAGTTTGTTTAGTTGTCTTTGTCATTACTTTACCCTCTTAATACCATTGTGTACGCCGCCTGCAATACCGTAGGCTCCTAAATCGTACTTAGCCCTGGAACCGTCCGGGCGGACAAGCAGGAGGAAACCTTCGCGAAGTTCCCAATAGCTGCACATATCATTGACTACATGTCCGTCCTCACGGCGGATAATCTTTACTGAGAAGAGCTTAGGCTCTTCCTGCTTACTTTTCATATATTCCTCCCACTCGGCGAGTTCTATTTATCCTCGCTCTTAATTCCTGCCTCAGTGCACATTGACCGCCATATATCTGCCAAAGCAGCAGAAGTTGTCCCGATACGCGCCGCAAGTATGTCTGCCAGCTCTTTTGGAAGCGACGCGCTTTTCATGCTTACGAGCACCTTGTCAAGGAGCACCTTAGCCTCAAGCAGATTGTTTACGCTCTGAACGTCAGCCTCGACCATAGTCGCCGCATGAAGCCCGAAGCCGTCAATAAGTCCCTTCATATCAGGAACCGCAACATATCTTGTCCCATCAGAATAGCCTCCGTTCTCGTAAAGAACCACAAGGCCACCTTCCTTGACAAGCTCATCATCGTAGCTGTCGGTCATAGCCTCACGCACGATGTCACTGTCAATGTACCAGTCTTTCCATTTTTCCGCCATAAATGAAACCTCACTTATAAAGTATTATAAAACTTTTCAAAAGTTTGTCAAGTTATTTCCGAAAAGATTTTACTTTAATCCTATCAGCTAAATCTTTTACAGTTTCTTTTATGTACCTTTTCTTCTTTCTATTGTCATAGTTCTTCTCCTTGTTCAAAAACTCACGACAGGAAGGACAAACATTGTCATTCTTGACCTTTGTTCCAAAAGCACAGCCGCAGGCGCGGCACATGTTAATCCAGCTCACTGCTTTCAACTTCTTCACGCTCAAACCGCTTCCTCCTTTTTTCAGCAAGATATACCGCACACGAAAGCGCGAACGGCGCAATAGCATCAAAGAACATGGCAGGAACAGCCTGCATAAAAAGCCTTAAAGTTCTAGGATTTCCATTTACAAAAGACGCAAGGAACGTGAACACATCCTCATGTCTGTCCTGAGCTTTCTTAATCACGCTCGGACGGTCAGAAAGCAGGGAAGTGTACTCGTCCTCAAGCTCGGTTTTCTTCTGCTTCTCACTCTTAATCTGACTTGAGATTGTGTCATACTTCGCCCAGCTCTTAGACTTCCAGTAGTCAGCCTCACCTTCAAGACGCTCTACCTCTTTCTTCTGACTTTCAATCCTGCCTGACAAAACTTCAAGTTTTTTATCATAAGCCTCAAGCTCAGCGTTTCCCTCAAGCTCAACCTGCTCCTCAGCCTCAGAAACTCCCTTCCAAGCCCCGTAATTTACCGTAAGTGTCGACAACATTGAGTACATGACAATCACTGTGCCAAGCGTAAGGAACATCGCGCTGAAGCCTTTTACGGCTCCCTTCTCGCTTAAAAACCACCGCCCGGCAGTAAACGCAGTCGCTGAGAAAAGTACCATAACCATTCCTGTCACAATACCCACCGCAAGCGGACGACCGAACGACTGCATACAAATCGCTGTATGATAAGCCGACATGACTGCTGACAAAAGTCCTACTACAATCATAACGTACAAAATAATCGCGTCAGGAGAAATCCTAGGAGCCGGATACTTCTCGACCGTCCAGCTTCCAAGAGGAAGCGAGGAAGCCTCGTCGTTCTCTTCCTCAAGCTCTTCAAACGCCTCGTACTCATCTCCTGAAGGCTCGTTCACCTCGACCGAGACAGGAGAAGCCGCAACCTCTTTTACCTGAGGTACGAATTTCGCTTTCCGCCGCATAATGCCTGTTGATACAGCGTAACGGAAATCGAACATATATTTCTGAACGTCTTTTTCCCACACCGCCATGCGAGCGTCAAGTTCTTCGACACTCATTGATAATGTCTGCTCGAACTCAGGAAGTGTACAAACGATACCGTTTTCAAAGATGACTTTCTCCCTGCCTTTCAGGTATTCCATACCGTTTACAGGATGTTTCTTAGTTGGGTTTGCCATCATACGCCTCCATAATTCTTCTTACAGCCACATTGAGAAACTCTTTTTTCAGCTCCACGCCAACGAACTTGCGCCCAAAACGCACCGCGCTCACTCCTGTAGTTCCGCTTCCCATAAACGGGTCTAACACGACCCCCCCCGCCTCGCAGTGGTTCTGCACGAGCATATCAGTAATAAGCTCAGGCTTGCATGTAGGGTGCCCCCATTTATGTTTATCAGCCACATTCAAAGGAGTGGCCCACCAAGTCTTTTTCGTAGCTGCCGTACCAAGCACCTTAACTCCCTTCTCCCGGAAAAACAATACGAATTCAGTGTCCGTGATATATTTGTTTCCGCAGGCAGGTATCGGATTTGTCTTATGCCATGACAAAATATTGTAGTTGCAGCCTTTTCCTTTAACAAAGTAATCAAGTAAAGGTATAATCTGTTTCTGTGAACAGAAAATACAGATATTGATTTTCTTCATAACACGGCACATCTCGTCCAAAAAGTCAGGAGAAAACCCGTCGGCAATCCCGTGAGCTTTAAGCTCCTTCACGTACCGCTTGTCCTTCTGCTTATACATTCCGGCTCCGCTTGTTGCAACCTCATACGGCGGGTCAGTGATGATGCAGTCAACGCACCCGTCCGGGAACAATCTCAGCCGCTCCAAGCTGTCATCAAGATAGACCTCTGGCTTCAAGCCATCACTAAAATATGACTGCTGTGTCGTCGGTTCCTGTTTCACTTTCTGCTCTGTCATTTTGTTTAATTCCCCCAAGCCACGCTGCAAGCGCGGCGTAATATCCATCTTTATGGCTCTCAGCTGCACGGTAGATAAAGATGTCCTCTTCAGGAACACCGTCTGCCATAAGCTCAGCCTTGAAATCGTCAACGACGTTTTTTGGTGTTATTATCAGCGTTGTCTTTCCCTTTCCTAGGGCCGTCTGACTTGCTATCAGGCTTTTTCCTGTTCCGCACGCCGCCTCCACCATTGTGTACGGTCTTTGAATTGACCTTTCTATTATCGGTTTCTGATACTTCCACGGTGTTCTCATTCTCACTTCTCCTGCAACTCCGGCACACTAAAATCACAGTGCCGTTTTTCTGCCTGACGCTCAAAAGTCCCTTGCTCTCAAGCAGGAGGCAGCACTCCCAAACTGTATGCGTCTCCCCGTAGGACTTCCCGCACCTGTCACACTTAGCCTCGTAACTCAAAAATGTCCTTCCTGTTTGCTTCCCCAATAAGCTCGGCTCCGACATTAAGAGAAGCGTAAATACGCTCCTCAACGCTGCCCTCAACATACAGGCGGTAAGCATACTTCATGTGCTCTGTCTGTCCGCGAAGGAAACGGTGGCGTGACTGATAATCCTGCTCCACGCTTGCGTTAGAGCAGGCGTAAATCGTATAATCACAGTTTTTCATAAAGTTTGTTCCGTAAGCCGCTGATTGCTGATTTGCCACGCATACGCGATAACGGCCTGACATAAAGCCCTCGCGGCAGTCAGCCTTCTCTTTATCCGACTGGTCACCTGAATAACAACAGGCACTAATTCCTGACTTCTCAAGCTCATCACGCACAGCCTGCATAAAGTTCTTACGGCTAGACCATATAACAACCTGATGTTCCTCAGGGTCAATCTCATCTATAAGCTCCATGAGAGCTTCCATTTTAGGGTTCTCAGAAAGAGGCTTGTAGTCAGCTTTCGGTTTCTGACACTCAGCATGGAACGGGCAGGTATTGCGGAGTATTCCTTCCTGCTTGCCGCAGCCGAGGCAGGAAGAGACCGGCTCAAAACCGTTGCATACATCCAAAAGACGCTGACCAAGCTCCATAGCGGCAGTCTTTCCAAGTACGATATTGTCGGTAAATCCGAGCTTTACAAGCTGCTTATAAAGCTCAGCAGCTTTCTTTCCGAGCTTCACTTTCTTTACGATAGGCTTCTCGATAAAACGCTCAAGCGAGGTATTGAAAGCGTCGGCGCGACTTACGACTTCAGTACAGTGCGCGAAACGCTGCATAAGAGCCTTGGTGTCCTTAAACGGAGTATATTCCTTATGTTCCATAATCCATCTTTGGTTCTCAGCCGATACAGAGTAGGCGCGGTAAATAGCGTCCATAGCTGTCTGTAATCTTGCGGTTCCGCCTACTTGATATGCGTTTATGAGCCTGCGTCTTATTCCTGCCCAAGAAGCAATATCGCGCTCACCTGAGTGCTCAGGCATAAGAACACGTCGTCCTCGTCCGATATGAATTGTCATCATAATACAGTACTTCTCTGCAAGCTCCCACATACTTTCCGGGAACGAGTTCTCGTTCAGAAACTGGTACTGGTCTACGATGTTAAGCGGAGACTTCGACATAAGAGTACCTGTAAGGGCCATACGCTCACCGTGACGGCTCAGGAGCTTTATGAGCCTTGTGCGTGTAGACTTGTCTTTCTCTGCCTGCGGAGCTGTCGTCTTAATCTTTGAGCTTTCATCAAGCACTATGAACGGGTCAGTAACACAGGAGAGAAAAGTCTGAATGACTTTAGGAAGGTCGTTCTCAGAAAGCTCCTTCTTCCCTTTAAGTCCTGAAGGCGAGAACGCTTCGGTATTTACGATAAGAAATCTCTGTCTTTGCATACATCACCTTTCCTGAAACTTCTGATATTAAGCCTGACTGAAGCCGCGCTCAAAGCAGTCTCAGCGACCTCAGCAGCATCCAATATGAACACGGCACCGTTGAACCAAACAACCACGCTTATATCCAAGTCAGGATGAGACTTATAGAAGCGCGGCTGTGTGACTTCCATCTTGAAGTTCCCGCTCTTGTCCGCAAGTTTCATCTCAAAGAACTCAGCGTGCCCGCTCTTATAAGTTACGAGCAGGTCGGGAAACCCCGGCTCCTTCTCCTCGTTCTCAACCTCAAACACGTCAGGAGTAGTTCCTATCTGACTTGGGTCAGCGCGGATAAAGGTCATAAATGCCTTTTTGAAATCCTGCTCGCTCCTGAACGGACGGTCAAAGCGTTCACTCAGAATAACATGATTGCCAAGATTATGCGCGCTCAGTCTCATAGATTACCTCCATACCAAGAGCGTCAGCGATTGATTTCTCAAGCACCGCTCCCCTGCTGTTCTCCCAACCTGCAAGCATATAAATGTGCGTACAATTCAAAAGAACACGGATGTCAGCCTTCATATAGTCCTTATACTCGGCTTTCTTTCCCATCGCCTGACAGGTCATTTCAACTGCCTCGGCAATCTCACGCGGATTATGAACCACCTCAAAGCCCCAAGATTTAAGCTCCTTGTAAGCCCTGTCGAAGTTCTTTTTCCAATCCTTGACCCCTGTAATGGGGCCGCTTATGTAGGCAGTTCCTTCCTGCCTCTCGTATCTTTTTCTTCTGAACATGCTTAATCCTACCATGAGCAAAATAAATTGTCAACAATTTTCCGAAAACTTTTGAAAATTATTTTAGAAAACTACAGCTTCTTCCTCAGCCTCGTCGTCCTCAACCTGAGAGCAGAACTGAGCGAATGAGATGTCGTCATCTTCCTGCTTCAGATATTCTTTCACACTGCTGCGGAAAGCAGGGAAAGTACCGTTATGAATAGCTGTGTAAGCTCTTCTTACGAAGTCCTCGCACTCACCAAGCTCAGGCGACCACTCAACACCGTCAGCCCATGACGTACCGATTTCCGGGCAGGAAATGATAGGAAGGTCAACGTCGCTTGAAGTTTCCATAGCCTTACGGATTTCAAGAGTGCGCTGAACGGCTTTTTCAACGTCTGTACAGTCAATATCAAAGTCGTCCTCATCGTGTACGGAAAGAACAAGCTCGTCTATTGCCTGTTTCACGATATTACTGTTCCAATATGTGAGCATGGCAGCAAACAATGTAATTGTAGCGAGCTTAGTCATATCAGCGGCAGAACCCTGAATAAGATAGTTCATAAACTTGTATGCGTCCTTGTCACGCCCTGCCCTCATGTGGATGCGGCGGCCTGCAAGGGTACGGATATAGCGTCGCTTCATAACGACCGACTGAACCTGCTCCATAAGCTCGAAGAGCCACGGAGCCGCGCCTGCAACCTTCTCGTAAAGCTGCTCGGCAAACTCCTGAGACCAGCCGAACTGTGTCATCATGCGAGGGATTTGCATACCGTAAGACACGCCGAAGCGAAGGTTCTTCGCGAACTTTCTTCCTGCCTTTGCTCCGTGCTCGGCAGCCAGTCCTGAAACTTCAGTAACATATGAGTGCTCGTCGAGGAACGGGTCAGCCTTATACATATTTCGGATTTTCTCTCCGTTCTTTCCCGGAGCAAAGTGTGCCGCAAGCCTGTTTTCCTGAGCTGAGTAGTCGAACTTCACGAAAGCGTGTCCTTTTTCAGCTATGAAGCACTCACGGCACATCTTTGCAAGGTCTACCTCGTGGTCTGTCTTCTCAAACAAAATCGTTTTTGATGGAATTTGCTGATTATTGCATTGAGAAGAAGAAAGTCGTCCTGTCTGTCTTGCACCTACTACGTTGAATGTAGAGTGTATACGATAGTCTACAGCACCCTCACCGATGAACTCTCCCTCATCGTCAAAGGCAGGGGAACGAGAACCGTCAGCATAATGTGCTACAATAAAACGCCCGAACTTAGGGCCGAGGAACTTATCAACGATATTCTTTGCCTGCTTATACTGAACAAGGTCAGCCACAATCTGATATGAGCCTGCTGCCTCCGCGAACAACCCCTTATTGATACAAGGATTGCAGCTCACCTCATACCCCATGTCATATACCTGCTGCTTTGTGCGCTCAGCGTAACGCTTAGGAACATACATGACAAGGCGGCCTTTTTCAATATGAAGCCCGTTGAATACGTCTTTGAGTGCCCTTTTCTGCTTTGTAAGCTCATCGCCTACGAACAAGTCAGTAGTATTCTTAAACTTACGGCCCTCAACCTGCCAGCCTTTTATGTTGATTTTATATTTATACGGAACGTCAAACTTATCAAACTGAGCCGCAAGCTGCTTCGGAGAGTTGATATTCACTTCCCCGTACTTGCCCTCGTAGTCATTCTTTAAGTCCTGATATGCCTTTCCTGCGACCTCGCAGTTTTTGAGCCACTTAGGAAGGTTAAACTTAACACCGCGAACTTTCATAAAGATTGTCACAGGAAGCATTTTCATGTTCATATCAAGAGCGAACTGCAAATCCTGTTTTTCAATAATCTCTTTCTGAAGCTGCCAAATACGCCACGGCTGGTCAGCGTCCGAAAGTACATAATCCCTGATTTCCTGCTTGTAACCATCATCCCAAAGCTGCCCGAGGTGCTGACGGAAGTCTCCATGAAGCCCAAGCCGGGCACAGACACCTTCAAGAACCTCCTTACCTTTATGTTCATTAAGGTACTTCACTGCGAGGTCGTCCAAGCCATATTTCTGATACTCGTCAATAAGGCTTTCGACAACCGATATGTCAATCAACGAACATTTCATGTCACGCGGGTCAATATTATGCGCTATACACAGCCATACAATATCATACTGAATGTTTGCACCAATAATCGTAACGTCAGGATTAAGAAGCAGGGAAAGAACCGCCTTTCCACCGTTACCGTCATAGCATTTCTTTGTCTTTCCGTCGAACACACCGACTACGATAATGCGTCCAAGCCCGAACACACAGCTTGTGCCACGGGCTTTTATGCTTCCCCTGTCTTTCAGGTACATATCTTCTGTCTCAATATCAAGTGATATAAGTTTTTTAGACATCTTCTGTCTCCTCCAAAATATTTATTTTTTGATATGCTGAAAATAATAATCTTTCCGCTCAGGCTCCTCAAGCCATCTGATGACCATTCCCTTATGCGGCTGAGCGTAGCCTATACCGCGTAAGAAACCTATCATCATCCCTACAGCAGGCTTCTGCTCAATGTACTCCTGCTGTGTACTCATAGGACAGCCTGCAAGCGTAATGTCCGTGTAGTTCTCAGCCCACGCTTCTGCAAGCATGGCACATACAGAATTATTGAGCGGAAGCAGGGTAGACAGGAACTGAGCCTTTCCTGAAATCTTAGTCCACATCACCCTGCCACGATATTCCAGCCCGTGAAACTCATAGTACCTGTCAGCCCCGCCTATCTTAGCTGTGCCGACAGTCCACACCTCACATCCCGGCCAGTCATCGTGCGCGTCAACGCCCTTCTTTCCGGCAACGGGAGCCTTTCCCAAAATAACAAGCCTGTTCTTCATACGTCGTTCACTTCCTTAATTATATCCACAAGCCTGCTCATAGAATATCTTCCCTGGGCAGGAACTATGTACAATCCTTCCCTGCATCTCGTGCAGCCGACGTAAAGAACACGAAGCTCCTCATCAACATTCAGCGTCATATTCTCGCTTACAAGGCGGGTGCAGTCCATGAACATCGCCGTAAAATCAGCCTCACCTCCCTTAACCTTGTGAACAGTAGAAAGCAGGAGAAAAGGCTCGGTCATCTGTGACATTTCCCTGAGAGCTTTAAGCCCCCAAGTGTCAACCAAGTCCTGATAGTAATAACGCTCAATTCCCGGAATAAGCTCCGAGTGTATGAAGCTGTCGTTTATATCCTCAATCTTGTATTCTTCCATGAATTTCTGCCGTGCCTCAGGGGTGCCGTAGCCTTCCTTACGGTAGTTGTAATAGCGTTCAATCCTTGCCAAATCACGCGAAGGAATACAAAATCCCTTATTTGTATTGTATGGAACCATGAACTGCTCAAGAACCTTTGCCATATCAGCGATAAAGCAGTTTGTCCTGAACAAAAGATACCATCTTCCGCCTTTAGGGCCGTTATGCTTCAAATCGTCACGTATGATACGCGCTAGCACGTTTCTGTCTGTGACGTTCTTAACAAAACCTTCCTTGTCAGTCGCAGGCTTGTAGTCTTTGTCAACTTTTTCCTGAATAACACTTGTAATGCCTCGGGCAAACTCATATACCTTTCTCGGAAGCCTGTAAGAAGTCTCATGTTTTACGAGCTTGTAGTGCGCTGCCATCTCAATAAGAAGTTCCGGGGCAGCACCGTTATAAGTGTACAAGCAGTTATGAACTGTAAGTCCACCCTTTGTAATGTATGTATGATACTTAGGTACATCAAGACTGTATACGTCACCATAATACCACTCACGTGATACTTCAAATGGTTTCCAAAGCTCACTCTTCTTGGCATTAGAAGCTCCGTAGTAGACAGGGACTGACATAACCTCAGGAAGAAGATTGCAAGCCTCGCAGAGTGACATACAACTTCCGCCGCTCTTAGCCTGAGCCTTCTCGTGATTGAACATTGGAAGGTCAAGTCTAAGATGTAAGTCTTCCAGCAATTTCTTAGCACGTTCACTGAGAGTATAAGCTCCAAGAACATCATAAAGTCTTTCCACGAGATTTCCATGCCACATCTTCCAGCTAATCTGTGGAATACCGTACTCAAGAGATAGCTTCTGTTCCCAAACAAGTGCGTCCTCTTCTGAGTGACACAACTTCAAAATCCACCCTTCTTCTGCACCTTCATTGTTCATACGCAGGATAAAATGTGTAGACCCCTGCTTATTGAAAAGCTGACACTGACCAATACGGAACCAGTCACCTTTTCTCATAAGGTACACGCAGCGCAAGCTTGTGTCACGATTGTTCCAGCGTACAAGCATCTTATGCTCAGGAGTGAACTTATTCACAGTGCCATTTACTGACACTTTAATCAGGTCACCCTCGTAGTGTCTGCTTGCTACTGTAGGCACATATTCTGCACGCTGCTTTCCATAGTAGGAATAGTCCTTCATAGAGAAAGTTATAAGGCTCTTTCCCTCTACTTTCTCGATAGGTACATAGCCGTCTTTAGTAAGTACAAGCGAACCTGCAGGCTGGCACTGAAAGTCGTCGCCAAGGCAGATTACCTTCTCAGCGTTCTCAAACGCCTTCATGCACACCTGCCACTGAAGCGGTGTCAAATCCTGACATTCATCTATGAAAGCAATCTTCACTCCCTGAAGCGGCTCCCCGTTTTCCATATATCGAAGCAAACAGTCGTAGAAATCTACTAAATCATGTCCTTCCTTGAAGGCAACGTATGCGTTTATGAGACGCTCGTACTGCGCGTGGTCATAGTTTCCATCAACAAAAACACCGCGCTTGCTTCCTGAGCGCATGGCGTCATAACGCTGCAAAAGCCTGTCATCCTCAGTAGCGTAGCCGAAAGCGTCGGACAGGGAGAGCTTGAAACCCATCGCCTGATTGAAAGCCGTTATATCGGCAGCCGTAATAATGTTCTTTCTTGCTAAATGCGCCTCACGGAAACACAGCGCGTGAAGCGTCTTAAAGTGCATTAGGTCGTCAGGGGTAAGGTCTTTGTTTACGGCAAGAGCACGCTCAATACCGTTCTCAACGCCCTTTTTTGTGTATGTTACGAAAGCAATCTCATCTGGACGGTATGTCGCAAGAGCCTTAACAATCTCCTGCATGGCCGCCGTGGTCTTTCCTGCGCCAGCCGCGGCCAAGTGTATCGTAACATCGTCGGTCCTAAAGCGCACTACCATACGGCACCACCTTTGAAACCTACTTCCGTAACGGTGTAATCCTGAAGCGTATGAATAAACTCCTGACAAATACCGCCGCGACGCTCTATGTTGCGGGCCGTCTGCTTCCAGCTTGCAGAAGGCTCACATCTGTTTCTGATGTACTGAAGGCACTCCAAAGCCTCGTAGGCAGTAAGATGAAATTCTTTTGAAGTCTCGCCATCAGCTCTTGGAAGCCTTGTATAAATTCTATTTGCAAGGTCAATATGATAGAGAGCTTTCCCGGTATCCGTGTCCTGAAGCGTAAACTCACCGCCTACCTGGCGAAGCAGGTCACACATATACTCGTTCTGACTGTCCCTAATCACAAGCTCGACACGCGCGTGAGGAAAGTTCTGATGTGCCTCACGCAGCTTGTCAGCTATACACATGATACTTTCTGTATCAACCCCGTAAACATTTCTAAAAAGTGTAAGCTCATTTCTAAACATAGCAAATCCCCCTAAAATCTGCTGTCCTCGTCTCCCGCAGGTTCAGAGGAAGAACCGCCTTCTTTTTCGGCGAGCTTAATTGTGGCAGCCCTCAGCGCATCCTGCTCATACATGTCATCGTAGTATGCGAAACGCTCCTCAAGCTCCTTATCCTCAGCCTTAATCCAGCAACGGACAACCATGTCCCTGCCGCCCTTAGTCTTATACTCAACCTTGCCTTCAGTACAACCGAAGGTAATCAGCTCCTCACGAAGGTTCGTGCGGCCAAGATTGTATCTCTCAACCCTCAGGTAATCTTTGACACCCTCAGTAGAGAAATAATATTTCCCGTCGTTATAGTACACCTGACCTGCGTTTATCATGTAAGGAGCACCGTTCTGAACCTGCCTGTGAGTAAGGTACTTAATCAAAAGCATGTGAAGCTCATTAAGTTCCGTTGTATCACTCTCGGCAGATACCTCAATCTGACGCTTGTCAAGTCCTTCCATGCAGGAGTTGACAATATCAATCCAAACCGAGTTCTTTACCTGCTGAGGCATCCAGCCAAGCTGGTCAATGCACTTTACCTGAACATCAAGCTGATTGCGAAGCTCTGCCGCGCTGTCGAAACGCACCTGCTTAGGTTCCTTTCCCGGAGCCTGTATTTCCCACAAGTAGTAAGGCGTTCTTGCCAATACCCGTGAGATAGGCCCCATCATCTCAGCTCCCGTAATGTCGTTCTTCTGAGCGTCTGTTTTCTGCATACCTGAAAACTCACGCTCGCGGCACTCCTTACGGTTACAGTAGGAGCACATCGGGTCATGCTTACAGGAGTAAGCCCACTCCTTAGAGTTCGCACTATCGTAAGTGCTCTTTATTCCCTGCATGTCCTCAATCTGAAGAGGAGCTTCCATGCAGTTATCAAGCTCCAAAAGCTCATTGAAATAATCAGCGTCCTTGCCGTACTTCTTTTTAAAGTAAACACAGGAATGGAACAAGAACTTATTTCTTCCTGCGTTCTCGTTCAGTGCGCCTGTAAGAGCCATCATCTGAATACAAAACGGAGCGTCGTTATAAGGCAGCTTAGAAAGCGTTTCCTGCATTTCCTGAACAGAAGTGTAGGAAGCCTTAATCAAGTCCAAAGCCTTATCAATGCCGACAAACTTACCGTCAACCGTAATCATACGGTTCATAGCCTTGCCTGACGCAGCATTGAAATAAGGCAGGAAAACACACTTTCCGTCCTCGCCCGGGACTTCCTGAGCGTGCATAGGAAAATACTCAACCTTGCTCTTATGCTTGTCATCACAGTAAAGCATATCGAGGCCGTACACCGCGATAATCTTTTTAAGAAGTTCGATTACATCAGAAGCACTCTCAGCTTTCCTGAACATGAAGTAGATATGAAGCCCCGAACTTTTCGACTGAAAGGCAGTGAACTTCCATCCCACCTGATACATTCGCCTGATTAAGTGAAGGAACTTCCCCGGTTCCCCATAAACGTCAATATCAATCACACCGTAATAGCACATATTGCGGTACATCTTGCCGTCAATTTCCTCAGAGAAAAGAGGCTCGATTGCACAACCCTGCTCACCGTTCAGGTGGGCGCGATAGTCGTCTATTGTGACTGGTCTTTTTTCCTTGTTTGATTTGTCCCGTGGATTAAGCATGGCGTAAAACACGCGCGAAGCCTTGTTCTTACCGCTCGCTTCCCTCTTGAAAGGAGGCTGATGCACAACAAACTTTTCGCGGCTGCCATGAAATATACTGTAAAAATCCATGAGGAGCTTTTCTGCGTCCATCTTGCTCCCCCTACCTTGCTTCCAAGTTCTCTCCTGCCTTACAGCAGCCTAGAGCGACGTATTTCATGCCACAAACTTCAAGCATGGGAAGCTGCCGCTGGATTTTGTACCTGTTCTTCGCACGTACTGAACCGAGCTTTACGAAGGTGTACTTCTTATAAGTCCACCTGTCCGCCTTAGGGTCAACGATGACCGTCTCAGTAACGTCAGGAGCAGGAGAAAATCCTTTAAGCACAGCATCCAAATCCTGAACGACAGGCATATACTGTCTGTCAACTTCAGAAAGCTCAGAGGCCGGAAGCTCATAAACCATCCTATCCATAACCTCAAGCATTTTAAGTTCTCCTGAGAGAACTTCGCGCTGTATCATGTCGTCACCCATGTGAAGGTACGACTTTACTATCTCTTTCGAGTAATAAGGCTTACCGCCTGCTATAACCTTATAGTACATATTTTTCTCCTACGTCCCGGTGAAGGGACTTGAACCCTCATAAACCATTATCCCGCTTCTTACTCACGGCCCACGGGAATACACCGGGAAAGAAGGCAGGAGAAAGCTGCTCCTCAATCTCCTGCCCGCGAGGCTTAGAAGCGTACTTCTGAGCCGTCGCCGTCGTCATCGTCCTCGGCAATTTCTACCGCTGACTTTGCAGGTGCTCCCGGAATAAGCCCTGCGATGTTTGAACGCTTTGAAACGAAGATATACTCGTTGAAAGCCTTGTAAAGCTCTGCGTAGCGAGTGAGAACTTCGTTCAAGGTGTCCTTATCGAGGCCGCCCTTTACAGAGCGCACGCCGTCCTCAAGGTCGTAAGCGAAGTTTCTCTGCTCCTGAAGGTCGAATTTCGGGTAGTAGTAAGTACGGTTGTACTTCTCTGCCTTAATGCCCTGAGAGCCGATTGAGAAGCGGAGTTCAGGAACAATGGTGCTGTTACCTTTAACCAGTTTCTCAAGCTGAGAATAAATCTTGTTTCCTGTAGAACGGAAAGAGAGGACAACGCCCTCAATGTCCGGGTTATCATGCAGGTACAAGAATACCCAGTGAACAGGCTGCAATACGTGTCCGTTAGAGAGCGGACGGTCGAAGCTGCCTTCAAGAGGCACCTGTTCAGCGTCAGCAGGGTGCCAGTAGCCTACTGTTTTTGCCATGTCGCCTTTTTTTGCGGCAGGCTCAACTTCAGCATAAACCTTGAACATACCGATTACGGTAGCATCCAAAGTCTGACCGAGACGGAGCTTACGGTTTGTGATTACATAGTCGCGTGCTTTCGCACCCTTGATGTAATTCTGCTCGCCTTCTACAAGAATGTTACTTGTAGGGTCAACGAGCGTAAGCCATGTGAGGTTCGAGCCTGACTGAGCACGAACGCCAGCTTCAAGTGCCGCGGCAGCCTGAACTGCTGCGAGCAATCCGTCATTCTTTGCAGCAACAGCTGCACCCTTGTTTCCTGTCTTTGCAGGAGCTGATTTTGTAGCCATAATCGCTACCTCCGTAAAAATGATAATAAAACGTAAACGTATGGAACGTAAAACGTATCTTACAGGGCTACACCCTGATAAGGGGCTTGCAGGAATTGAACCTGCATCGTCCGCTTAGGGGGCGGAAACTCTATCCGTTGAGATAAAGCCCCAGTGCACTACGGTTCCGTAAGGGCAGGGATAACCCTGCCCGCCGTACTAATCGTCCTTTACCAGCTCATTGTACTGGTCAAGCAGGCTGCGCATCTGCTCGTTGCTCTCGGCCAGCTTGGTGTAAAGCATCATTTTCTCCGCCTCGGCGAAAGTCTTTTCAATCTGCTGCATGATTTCCTTTGCCTTGCGCTTGCGCTCACGGCGCCCGAAGTATGCGTCGCAGTCCGCGGTTCCGATGAGTGCCTTGGTCAGGGCCTTAGGATATTCCTTGCCCGGCTGGACTTCCTCCGCGTACTCCACGCGGACTACCTTGAGGGTATCCCAGCTGGCATCATCGTCCTTCAAAATAAGGTAATCACCCTTCTTGATGTTCCTGTCAGTGTTAATCCAGTAGTTGTAGGTTTTTCCAGTATTGAAGTCATCTGTCTCATAGTTATGAAACTTTACGCTGATGAACAGGTTTCTGTGATTTGTAGTAATCGGCTGCATGTTGTCCTCCCTAAAATACAGGCATCTCAGGTTCTTTCTTAGAGATAACCTTCATCTTAATTCCTGCCTTACCAAGCTCACCAAAGATACGGGTAAGCTCATCGCGAACGTCAACAGGGTACTTGATTTCAAGAACCATTGTCACGTTCATTCCCGGGAAGTCAGTCTTAAACTTATCCGGGTCAACCTTAACTCCAATCTGAAGCGGTTTTTCTTCAGGTGCTTCCTCAGCTTCAGGCTCAACTACAATGTCGTCCTGAGCTTTCGGACTGTCAATGGAAGCAAGACGTTCCTTCTCAGTCTCAATCTTTTCGATGATGACTGACGCAGGCTCATAATCGAGCATACCCACGTAAAGCTCTTTATTAAGACGCTTATCGTCACACGCTCTTTCAACCATGCGGCGGTCAGCTTCCTTCTGTTTAATTTCAGCAGCCTTAGCCTTGAACTGCCCGCGCAAATCCTCAGCGACAGCCTTCATGTCAGCAGTCTTATTGTAGTAACTCTTCTTGCGCTCAACGTCAGGGAAAGTAACCTTGAACTCTTCCTCAAGGTCAGCAATAAGACCGTCCAAAACAGTGTTGATATTGTCAACTCTCTTCTGCTCTTCCTTATCCAAAACCTCGTCAGCCTGAGCTTCCATTTCCTTGATTTCTGACAAAACTTCGTTCGCAGCTGCATTGAACACGTCCATAGGAGCCTTATAGACTGCCTTGACGTAATCCTTGGCCTGCTTCTCGAATGAAGTGCGCCAGCCAACTATACCTTTTTTAAGGACGCGGACACGCTCGATGTTCTCGTCCGTCATATCCATTTTCAAAACTTCGTTCAAACGAGCTTTCAGAAAGTCCTTCTGAGCCGCGAACACGTTCTTAGCTTCCGGGTAAACAACCTCACCCTCAGCAGGGGAAGCAATAACAGGGAGAGGAGCCAAAAGTTCCTCGTCGGTCATAGGTTTCTTCTTTGCCATAATCGTAATCCTCCGTAAATCAGCGTTTGTTTCGTATCTCAACCGTTTTTTTGTCAAGGGCCTTAATAACGTCCTCAACCTTATCCTCAGGGCCGACAGTAGCCGTCAGCTCGATGTCCATTGTCTCGTAGTTTCCGAGATTGAACTTCCGGCGGAAGCTCACCTCTTTGATTTTCACAAGTACCTCCATACAGGTGCACCTGCCTCGCGTCGATATTCACATCAACGTTATAAGTATCACCGTACTTTTCATCGTCATATAAACCGAACGCCTGATTTCTGTCAAAAACGTCCTGTTCCCGCCAGTCACATCTGTCCTCGTGGTACTCCACAATCTGACAGACAACCCAAATTATCAGAAGCAACGTCAGCATAGGCTACCTCTCTACGAAGTTTACCTTGTCCTTGGCTTCCTCCATACGCTTCACAAGCTCTTCTTTGGAAACCTTTCGGACTTTACCTGCCTTGATTGCTTTACGCAGGTTCTTTTCCCTGAGCTTGCGCTGTATTCTATCGTAACTTGCTCTTCCCATACAAAAGCTCCTTTATATCGTCATACGGGCGCGGCATAACACGATAAGTCATCCTGTCGTGAACGCACACGCACATACACCTGTCAACTTCCTTCCCCTGAAGGGACAGAAACCACTTATAGCAACCGAGCTGCCATGCAAGATAGTCAGGCTTGAACTTCCCGGTCTTAATATCCAAGATGTCGTACCTGCCGTCCTTCTCGACCAAAAGGTCAATCGCCGAAGCAAAGTGCTTCAAGTCGGACACCAAAACCTCAGAGTGAAGGACTGCTATCCCGTCCCCATTGTAACGGCTCTCAAGCTCGCTCTTGACCCACTGAGCACCGGGATGTATGCTCTCCATACGCCCAGTGTCAATCCAGTCCTGAACCCACTTGTGAACGTTAGTTCCTTCGTCGCAGCGACCCTGAATAAGGCCACCTGCCTTGGAGTAGTCAATCCCAAGCCGCTCACCGATTTTACGGGTAACGCCCTCGAACCTCATGCCGTTGTAGGTGTACTCATGCAGAGCTTCATTAAATGAAAGCCCGGGTGCAAGCGATATACGTCCATGTCCTACTGAAAGCATTGATTTCCTCCTGACAATCAAAAATATAGCACGACAAAAATAAACTGTCAAGTGCTATGTAAAACTTTTTGTTTTATTTTTTACTGTTCTTACGATTTTTTCTGATTTCAAGACCAACCGCAGTAAAACTGTCTACACTTTTGTTGCGAATACCATCAGCCTGAGCTGACCATTCACTGAAAGCCTCAACTGCCTCCTCAACCGAAGCCTCATAAGTATGAAGGCCGTTTCCCGCATGGTTTTTCGAGTATATATCTGACACGGTGTGCATACTGTCAATACATTCAGGAAAAGGCTTTGTGACATAACCTATGCCTGCCATAAAAAGAGGCAGAGGAAGTCCCTGAAAAATCATCTTGCCGCTTCTTAAAAGACCAGTGAGCGCGATGTGGAACACATTCTCATAAGCTGCCTTGTTTCTCTCAGGGTCATACCGTGCTCGGCATCCTGAATAAATATTCACGACTTCCTTGACAACAGGCTCCCAAAAATACCTTGCGTTCTGCATAGCTTCATAGCAGCCGTCAACTCCAAGCCTGTCCGCAAACATAGGATATGCCCTGTGATAAAGCTCGTATGTGACTTCCCGTAACATTCCGGGGCAGATACTGTCAGCCTCAGCGCGGATAAAACCGAACATTGGGTAGCCGCATACGACACCGTTCACTACGGCAGCATAACTTCCGAGCGGAGCGTCAAAGCCTTTTTCAACGCATGCAACCATAGCAACCTTTTCGATGCTTTCCTGAACTTTTCCTGAGCTGCAAACGGCCCCGGAAAGCAGAAAAGAGAGATATGCTTTCTTCAAATCTTCTGTAAACTCCTCAACGTCGGTCGGACGGCGCAAGAAATTCAGCACCCAGCCCTGAACGTCAGGAGTGAGCGACTTCAGGGAAGTGTCAATCCCCAAAGCGTCAACGTTATCCAAAGCATATTTATTTTCCATAGTTAATCTCCTTCATAGTCATTGTCATTTGCAAGAACAAACTTACCTTCTTCTAAAGTATACCAAGTGTCAGCCTTGATACGCTTTCCGTCTACCTTAGCAACCTTTACAGTGTCGATGTAATCCTCACCGTCACTTTCATCATGGTGGCACTGTGTAAGAACAATCCAAGAACCAAGAGAGCCTTTTGCCCTCGTGTCGCGGCCAACAGAGAGAGCAACGCTTCCTTTTCCTGCCGAAGCACCGCTCCTGTGGCCTGTTGCCAAAGCACCGCTACAGTTGCCTGTCGCGCTTGCTCCACAGTAGTTGCCTGTTGCGCTTGCTCCACTACAGTCGCCTGTCGCGCTTGCTCCACAGTAGTTGCCTGTTGCGCTTGCTCCACTACAGTCGCCTGTCGCGCTTGCTCCACAGTAGTTGCCTGTTGCGCTTGCTCCACTACAGTCGCCTGTTGCCGAAGCACCGCTCCTGCGGCCTGTTGCCGAAGCACCGCTCCTGTGGCCTGTTGCCGAAGCACCGCTACAGTTGCCTGTTGCGCTTGCTCCACTGTAGTCGCCTGTTACACTTGCGCCACTACAATTGCCTGTTGTGCTTGCTCCACTACAGTTGCCTGTTGCCGAAGCACCGCTCTTGAAGCCTGTTGCCGAAGCACCGCTCTTGAAGCCTGTTGCCGAAGCACCGCTACAGTTGCCTGTTGCGCTTGCTCCACTGTAGTCGCCTGTTACACTTGCTACACTGTGGTTGCCTGTCACGCTTGCTCCACTGTAGTTGCCTGTCGCCGAAGCACCGCTCTTGAAGCCTGTTGCCGAAGTTTCATCAGTCCATCTAACCCTATCAAGGCAGAACTTAACCCCTGCACTAATCAGACCACCAAGCCCTGTCTCAATGACAATCTTGATTTTTTCAAAACTGCTTTTCCCATCCCACTTATCTTCTTTTCCGCTGCCTTCCACTTCGCAGAACCTGTGAAACTCGTTAGGAGCGTAAAAATCGAACACATCAAAAGGATTTTCACACGCATGGAAACCGCTCTCACAAGCCTCAACCTTACCATCATGCACGTATTCTTTATTCACTTCGTACTGAAATCCGCGGCACTTCAAGTCCTTATCGAATCCTTTGTACATTGTCTTTCCCATACTTTACCTCTTTCTAATTCGATGTTATTCATTATTGCGGTTCTACCATATGTTTTATCAAGTCAATTTTTATCATTCTCCTGCAAACAACTCATCTACAGAATTAAGAAAATCTACTACCTTACATTTACCCTCACAATGATAACCTTCATAGATTATTCTTTTTGTGTTTCCTTTGTCACTTGTAACAACCGCAAATTTATTGTTTCCTTCTTGTGTAAATATCATAGAATATTTACGACCTTTATAATTAAAGAATATTCTAGGCATTTTTCTTTCCCTCTATCCGTTTTTCAACACTGTTTTCTCCCAGAGAAAAACCTCTTTAGCCGTATGAAGCGTGCTTTATAAGAAAATAATATTTTCTTCTTTGAAGTAAAAACCGTGTACATATTACCTCCAGATTCTTTGAACCACGACAAAATCAGAGCCACCACAAGAGCGGAAACGAAGCACGAAGTAGAAGCGACCCAGAGCCGGCATAAAATTATTTATGCTGTCATTACCGCTTGCAATCGCTTTTCTTTTTGCATACCGCTTTATAGCGTCTTTCTGCTTTTCGTTCAGAGAAAAAACATTATAGTTTATTTTCTCGTTAAAGTCTTTCAAAAGTTCTTTTAATGCTTTCATATAGTGCCTCCTGTCATAGCATAAAAGCGTATTCTTTCGGGGCTTTTCTTCCTGCCGTTATGACAAGAAGAAAACCACCTTTCTTATTTCATACCTTACTTTCCAAGCGTCTGGGCGTATTTTTCTGCCTCATCGGGTGAACTGTGCTTTATGCTATCAATTATACATTTTCCTCCCTTGGTGTAGTGATAATCTAAGAAAATCAGCTTTCCCTCAGCATATTTATAATTTTGAATCGTATAACCGCAAGAAGCATCCGGCGAGGTGTAACCCCTTTCAAAATGTCCTTCAGAGTTCAAAAAATTGAGCCAGTAGGAATTGTTCCCGTAATATGAAGTGTTCCTGTACTCCACCCTCAAAACCGTGCATTTTTCAAAGTCTTTCATAATTTACCTCCAATAACTATAAACCGTATATTTGACGCCAATCAGCGTCGAACGCCATATTGAAACCTTCTTCAAGTTCGGGCTTCCCAATATAAAGCGTAAAACCCTAATAGCCCGGGTTCAGTGGCACAGTGGCATAATCACAACGTGCGGGTCATATTCCCCTTTAGAGAACACGACAGGCTTCTTGACGATGTTCTTATTGACATTGTTGTCGTAGGCATCTTCCTTCCAGGACATAGTGCCCTCAAACTTCTTTCCGAAGGCCTTCTTCATGTCAAGAACATACTGAAGGTGCATTGTAAGCTGCTCATCGTCAGCAAGAGGCAGGGAAAGACCGAACGGAATTTCAACTCCGTCGTAATTCTGCCATACCTTGGAACCCTTGGCACACAGCTTAGGTATCTCTGATTTTCCGACCTTCTTATAGTCCTTCAAAGCGGCAAAATCAATCTCGCACTTGTGCTCTTCCTGAGCGTAAAAATCCGGGATAACTTTCTTATAGTTAGGGAACTGCCCCTCAACAGGAACATACAGGTAGTTGTTGCCGTCAGCGTTCAAAAGAAACCTTGCATGTGTAGAAAGGTACTTCTCGTCGGGCTGCCCTTCCACTTTCCGTGTCTTTTCGTGCATAGTCCATGAGAAGGCATTATCCTTGCCCATAAAAGGAACCAAGTAGTCCGGGATAAAGAACCCTTCTTCTTCAGTGCCCAAGTGCATACATGTTTTCTGATGCACAAGAGCCGCCGCAGTGTCGTCGAGCTTCTGATATGACAATCTTCGTCCGTCAGTAGCGACGGCCATGCCTTCAGGTGACAGGAACACTCCACACATGAAATACCGCACTTCATCATCCGACATACATACCGAAACATTCTTCACTGCCTCAGCGTTGTACACGCTCATGCGGACAGTATTTTCATACTGGCTGTCCTTGGTGTAAAAAGTGTTGTCAGGAGTGTCAACAAGGCACTCGTATTGAACCGGGAACGTTTTCCCTGCCACGGCCATAAAAGGCTCTCCTTCCTCGTCATAGATTGAGATTGCCTCAAAGTCTATCACATCGGCCATTTTTGCAATAAAGCCGTAGTCCTCAACCGAGCAAAGCTCCCCGATGAATGCCGGGGAGTAATTGCACTTTACGGGGCGCAGAACCGCCATGACACGGCAGGCCTTGTCAGCCCAAGGCAGAAACTGAACGCCGTCAGACGTCACCAAAAAGCGCAGGCGCGTTCCCTTGTTCTTAGAGAGATTTTTCATCTCTGTCTTTCCAAAGATTGTATTCATAGTGAAACTCCTTAAAATGTTTGATTTTGAGTATTAAACTCCTGCCCTAATACAAGCGTACAAGGCAGGAGATGATGACAGTTATTTTCTCTTCCCCTTAGCTATTCCTCGTAGTCGTCAGGATTTATCCCGAGCGCCCTGAAAATAAAGTCGTCGTCAAACCTGAAAAGGTCATTCAGACCCGTCTCGTCAATTCCCTCAGGATACATCTCGGCTATCAGAGCCTCAAGCTCTCTGATTTTGCCGGCCGCCCTCACGATGCGTATAGTCTCCTCGCCGCCGTCCCACCATTCATTAGTTGCAATGTCAATTTCCTGTCTTACGGTTGTCATAACCTACCCCCTTACGTGGTTTTAATCTCTAGAATTATCCCTGCCCTTATACAAGCGTACAAGGCAGGGAATGATGACAAAAATTATTCCAAACCTCCTTTCCTTACATCTCGTCAACAAGACGTATGAACGTCCTGCGGGCCTGAAAAACATCCTCGTATCTCCATCTCCTGACGCTCTGCCCCATATCATTGTAGAGCGTGATTACAGTCCCGGTCAGGCAGAGCCTTGAGCCGTCCTTCAAATCCTTCTCCATGTGTCCCATGATTTACCCCCTTATGTGGTTTTAATATCGTTGCGCCATGCAATTCCTACACCATTACAAGCGTACAAAACGCATGATGATGACAAATTATTTTCAAAATGTTTGCGTAAATATTACACACTAAAACATTTCAAATACTTTTCAAAAGATTTTCAAAAAAGTGTCAAAAGATTTTCAATGTATTATATGCGAAATACCGCAAAATATGTCAGCGTTTAGCAGTATATTCTTGAACGGTAATAATTGGTTATATATATAAACACTGTTTATCATATTCTGAAAAAATAGAGCTTCCCCGCCCCTCTTCCTTTAAGTTTTTAACAGTGATTTAATTGTAAGGATTGAAAATTAGAATTATTAGAAGTCCTTTAGGCACAGGACTTAGATAGGTCACTATGTAGTATAAGACTATAATTCTTTTATGTCAATTCCTTTATGAAATTATTTGTATAATCTCCTTTAGTGAAAAGATTATTTATTAGAGAAATTTTTTAAGAGATTATTTTTTAAGAGTATTTACATCTAAGAGTATAAATACTAATTTTCAGAAATTGTTAAACAGTGTTTATATATATAACCATTTATTACCGTTCAAGAAATGAGAAGAAAAGGTTGCGGTCTCTTCCTGTTTTTTGCGGTTTATCGCAGAGCAGGAGGCAGGCCGCTTTTTCTTTTCCTGATTTTTCAGTCAATTCCCACGGTGTCGCGCTGGACAATCCAGCCTCCGGCGTCTCCGGCCGAGAACACGCTTGAGCCGTCACGTGTGCATACAGAGTAGGGAAGACTCAGGGCGGCAAAAATTGCGTTTATGCGCCGATGCGTTGTCTGAGTAGCATACCCGCAGGTGGAGACGTGCAGGTATTTGCGCTTTTTATCAATACGGGCGATTTTATGCCCCCACAGATAGACGTCCATAGTCCCGTCAGAGTTGCGGATAATCTCGTCCCGGACGTTTTTTAGATAATGATTGCTCTGAATGGTGTCAATAATTTGTTTCTCAATTACTCTCATAATCTACCCCCATGAATTGAGTATTAGAATTGATTTGCTCGCTTGCCCGCTTGCTCGCTTGCTCGCTTGCTCGCTTGCTCGCTTGCTCGCTTGCATTATTGCAAGCGTAACACATGCGGTATGATGTCAAAATATTTTTGTTTTTTGCTCGCTTGCTCGCTTGCATTATTGCAAGCGTAACACATGCGGTATGATGTCAAAATATTTTTGTTTTTTGCTCGCTTGCTCGCTTGCTTGCTTGCTCGCTTGCATTATTGCAAGCGTAACACATGCGGTATGATGTCAAAAATTTTCAAAATATTTTTATTTTCCATATATCGCAAAAAATCAAAAATAATCAAAATATTTTTGTCATCATACCGCATGTGTTACGCTTATTATTTTGCGAAAATAATTTTCAAATATTTTGCGAAAATACTTGACAATTATTTCAGTAAGGTATATATTATACATATACGGTTGAGGCCGTAAATCTTAATTCCCATAGGGGGCAATTTATGAACAATTCAACTTTTTTAATGAATGCCGAAAAAGCCGGCATCGACAAGTCTATGGCATTAAGTGCTATAAAATGGTATTCAAGGGCAATACATGAGGATGGTGGGGAGGTAATAACACTACTATACGAACTGTCTTCTTTTTTCAACACTATAACTTGTTGCAAACGTCTCAAGATGCAGATGCATGCGATTAACCGTCTTGAAAGATGCAAGATAAGTGCCGACATCGAGACGTTGAAGGGCATTATTGACGCAATTATCGAAAATAACGGCAACGAGGGACGCACAGAAAAAAGCAAGGGGTGTGAAAGCATAGAGGCCATGTATGAAGATGGCATAGACATCGCATATATTGGACACAATACAAAAAATGAGAATATGATAATCTTTGATAAAATGATTTCTTATATAAAAAATCACAATATTGACTTTTGTGATGCCATTATCGATTCACGTGAAGCAATAGGACAAAAAAATAGACGGGAAATAAAAAAGCATATTGATAATATGTTAGAGGCGATAGGATGCGATGACTTGAATTTACATATCACCGCTGATATGTTTTGTAAAATGTCACAATTAGCACTACACGGATATTTAGTCGCATAGGACACAAGACGCAAGGGAAATAAAAATTTTCCTTGCGTTTTTGTTACCTGAAAAAGGCGGCAAGGGTGGGTATAC